ATCCTCCAAAAAACCCACCATTGCTTGGGTGAGATGCGTTGTATTGACCGCCAGTAAAATCCACATACTCTGGCTGTTGATCATCCCCCATCTGCCCACTTGGCATCATAATGTGACCTGTGGAGCTATTCACATACGTCCCTGCAGGATACTGTTGACCTCCAATAGTCACATAAGAAGGCGACGCAGGCGCAGGTTGTGAAAGTGGTGCAGGTGCAACTGAGGCGTTCACATAAGAAGGCAATCCACCAGAACTGGTGCCCATAGGTGTGCTTGCAACTGAGCCTAAGGCAGTTTGTGCTTGATCTGAAGTTATTGCGCCTGATTGCAAAGCACTTAAAACTTGAGACGCAGTCCTGAAACCACTTAAATCTACAGCATTGCTTGTAGATGCATATGGGTTACTTTGTGAAGTTGGCGGTGCATTAGTAGGCGCACTAGCATAAGGAATTGAAAGTGGCGCAGCTGGAGCTGAAGCTGCAACAGGGGCTGGAGCTGGAGCGGGTGCTGGTGCTGTTAGTGCTTGATACTGTTGCCCAATGTTATCTGAAGAAGTACCATAATAACTAGCCAAAGCACTAGACAAAGCAGGGGTCAGTCCACCAATCGACTGGACAGCATTAGCCACCTGCTGCGGAGTTGCACCAGGGTTTGCTGCAAAATATGAACTAACTAAACCTGCTTCATCTGCCATTATGGATTGATCCTCATTACGCCTACCAAACTCTCAGCCCATTCTTGCCATGTGTCAAACATTCTTTGATCAGGCACATCTGAACTTACAAAGTACCCAATTCCTTGTATGCCATCTGCCCAATCACGCCAACTTTCTTCCGGTACTGTACCTAATTGATTTCCTGCAAATAATTCTGCCATTAAAGCGCACCAGTAATCCCATTCCATATTACGTGGGTCGTAAACTATCATGGATTGCCTGTGCTTCTTTCATCACCAATATCAGCACTAATTAGTACATTACCCATCTCGTAATTACCATTAAATGTATTGCTCTCAAATCTAATTCGCATTTCACGTCTTTGCTCTCGCATATCTACTTTTAAAGTGTCAGGGTTAAATACGTAAGGCCCTGTAGTTACGTCCGTATCATCGGCGTAGCCTTTACCTGTAATGTAGATATTCATATCGCCAGACTGCACAAAATCAGGCTCTATACGCTCAACTCTTATCCATTTATTATCACCTACAACTTGTTGATTGCCTGGGCCACCTGTATTCCAGCCAATACTATTGGTTTCAAAGTATGATTCAACAGCATTTACATTAGTTAAATAAATCTGGTCTGATCCAATCTCATGTTCCCATAAAGTATAACCGTCAGTGGTCATTGTTTGTGATGCCACAGCAGATGAGAATGTATTACTTACAGTGTAGGTGCCTATTCCAGTTGGCAATACAGAAATTGTGGCCGTAATGTATGTATTAGCTGTTAAAGTAGTTGATGTGCCTGTAATGAATTGGCCTATACCTAATGTGCCACTTGCTACGGCAGTGACAGTTAATGTAGTGCCTGAGATTGAAGCAGTGAAAGTGGCGTTAGTACGAACTGTATTGTCAGACCAAATAGGTTTTGTAAATACTTCTGAAAAGACGCCTGATGATCTAGTAGACCCATTAGCAACGCCTGCGTCATACCACACTTTTTCACGCACATTGTAAATAATAGCGTCATTGCATTCAGTTGCGTCGCCTTTAGGATAAAACCACCAAATCTCACCCCAACGCGGCACTTTTGTTGCAAACACTTTTTGACGATACGCGTAGTTAATATTGTCAAAGAAATAATTTTGATTGGTGTCATTAAGTATCTCTTGCACAACACCGTTATACGCTAAAAACCTATCGATTCCACACCAATAGTAAATACCATCATACTCAATGATTGATTGTGATGACATGATGGATGTTTGCGATGAAATAATATCATAGCGCCAATAAATAGTAGATGTTCCTACAGTTTGTGGAGAATAAGTAACCCTTGTTAATTGGTCTAATGACCAAAATAAACCAGCAGGTGAAGTAGTTCCACCTCTAAGAGCCATGCCTCTAACTATTTTTGTAGCAGAAACGTTTGTGGTGTTTGCATCAGCTGCTACCCAGTTATCTGTATTACCTGCAGAGTTATTTTTAATTAAGCCATTGTTCCCATACACAAATAAGTAAGGGTAAATCATGCAACATCCACCAGATATGGAAATGTTGTTATCAAATGTAACTGTAATGCTTGAACCCGTTGTCATACTGGCAGACATTGTAACTGTAGTTACAGCTGATGGAGTTGTTACTACAGTCACAGCTGTCACAGTAGTGCCTGCAGTAATTCCAGTACCCGAGACAGTTTGACCTACACCAATTAAGTAATTGGTAGATGAAATTGTCATTGTTGTGCCTGATAAATTTCCTACTGCAGTAAACACTCCAACTTTGCTCATAGAGCCATAAGGGAACGTGCCTCTTAAAACTGGCGTATTAACCGTACTATCAATGTTTACAATGTTCTGGCCCGGATGACCATACAATGTTAAAGCGCCTGAGCCATAAGCATCATACGCAATGTCAAATTGCCAAAGATTATTAACGTTAAAAGAAAAGTCAGATGATAAAGTAATTGGCACAGGGCCTGAGCCTGTTCCTGAAGTTGTGGATGTCTGCCACCCATAAAGACCATTACTAATACCTGCATACAAATAGTTAGTACCTGTGGATGATTGCATAATCATGCCACGAGCAATTCCAGGTGAGTTTAAAAAGATGCCGTTATACCCACCAATTTTACGAGGTCTGCCACGCTGAAATCTTACCCATTGCCCATCCACATATTTAGGTGAGTCAAATAGAGTGCCGTCTCGCTGAATACCGGCTTGTATGCCTCTTAATGATATGACTTTGGCTGTCAAAATTGACCTCCTTGAATCCCGCTAGGAAAGTATGCTTGCGTTGAACTTATTTGTGCCATAGAAACACCTGCAGCAGCTATACCAAACGTGCCACTTGTAGGTAAGTATAGCCCTGTGTAAGTGTCACCTACAAAGTACAATGAAGGTGTACTTGCAGAACCATTACCTAAGATCAAATTTGTAAATGTATTACTTGCGCCTGATGCTGCATTAAACACATTGGTGCCGTCGCAAACAAGAACTAATGAGCTACTGGATGACATAGTCACAACAGCGCCACCACTTACTGATGTTTTTACAGTAAATGAATTTGAGCCATTAGTGCAAAGATTAGTGATAAAGTATAGTTGCACAGTTTGTGGCACAATAATAATCTGATTGCTGCTTAATGTGCCTGTGTATTCTTGAATCTGATTAGCAGCTTGAGCAGAAGTTAATGTTGTTGTGCCACCTGTCACTGCTAATGATAACAGTGTATAAGCAAAAGTATTTGATCTACCATACGCAAAGGTGTTCCAACCTGTTCCAGTAGATACAAATTGCGCAGACTCTGTTAATTGTAATTGCTTATTAGCATTACCATCAATTAAATCAGAGCCTGTAGGCGCAAGTGTTAAAACGCCAGTGCCATTATTTCTTATATTGATAAACCAATTTGCGCCTACAGAACTTGCAGTAGGTAAAGTAAGTGTGCCAACGCCTGATGACCATAACGCAAAAGTGGCTCTTGCCGTCGATAGTATTGTTGAGCTTGAGTAGTACGCAACAGGTGTGTATGATTGGTTTAACGTAGCTCCAATAGCTGTTAAACCGTACCCGGCTAATGACGCAGCATTGGCAGCTGAGGTGCCTGTACCAAACGTAAATGACGCCCATGTGCCATTGGCAGTTGTGTTATCAGTAAGATAAATGTATTGCACAACGCCAGAAGCAATACTTGCTATGGTATTTCCGCCATTATCAGTCAATGTAAACGTGTTACTACCTACGTTTCTAATCAATGCATCTTGGCCTGTTGACACTTGATACGCTGTTGGCATTTTCAATAGCAAACTTGCAACAGTTGCTGTCACATCCATAATAGACGCAGATACTGTAGTGCTTGTAGAAACACCATTTATAGGCCACGCCAATGATGTGTTAGCACTAATAGATAGTGCTTCATACCCAACCTGTGCAGGTTGAATAGTCTGACCAGTAAAGGGGTTAACGTATGAAGTCATGATTAAGAATCCTGTGCAACAGTTTGACGATCACCAACACGAAGTTGATCTTCTAGTTTTAACGCGTCCATAGCTTCTTTATATTTTGCTTGAAAGATCACGCGTTGATCATTTTTAAGGAATGGCATTGCTTGAAGTAGTGTGCCATAAAGCATAGCATTAGGCGCGTTCTGCGTAAGCCAATTAGTTTGATTATCTGATGCCAGAGGCTGTAAACGCTCATAGTATAAGACTTCAAACGCGTAAGCTAAATCAGGTGTTGGTGCCACTAACCAATGTTCATAGTCGTAGTCTGCGTAGTAAAGCGGTGTAGATTGCGTGGTTGAACTTGATGCATAGGTACGTAAATACTCATATTTTCTTAAAAATACAGGTTGAATTACGCCACTAACTGTTATATTTATTGAGGTAGTTTTACGCCATCTGGCAGGCTTGGCAATCACAGGGTTTGCAATAGTCATTGTGCTTTGAATGACTTGCTGCTGACCAAGAGTTTTAATCTGCTGCGCAATCTCAAATTCACAAAGAGTAATAAACGTAGGTATCTGATCAGTAGTTGCCGCGTCACTTCTTTCTAAATACTGCAGTACTGTAGTAATTAGATTGTCATATGTAAGAGCAAATGAAGCGGTCATGAGTATCCTTGGTCGCTAATTCATACGATTATAACATTACGAGTAAAGTCTAGTACCCGTTTTATCAATGATAAGTGCTTGCCGCCTAGGAGTTTCGCCTTCTTTGGGGATAGCAATGTGTGTCCAACGGTCAAACTCTCTTATCACTTGATCAAACTGCAAATCAGATGCTATAACCAGTTGAACGACCGCATCAGGAGTAAGACTAGGCACACGCAAATCAGCAGCATTGCCAAAACGATGTGCGCTGGAATCTTTGCTTCCCACAGCATCATTGACTTGCTTGCTACGAAACGCTGAGTTAACCATGATTGGCTTGCCTCCAAGTAGGCTTTTAACTTGCTCCAGAAACTCTGCAAGCCGTTGAAGATTCTTGGTTTCAGATTCGTTAGGTTCATTGTCAAACTCCCTGTGGTCAGTGAT